CGTGTTGTCCGTGTTGAGGAAGGTGCCGCCGTTGAAGTTGCCCGCCCAGGTCCGGGCGCCCGCAGGGCCTGTGTAGAAGGTTCCGGCGCCCTCGTCCTCGATGTTGACGACCAGTGCGCCGGGCACCGGGTCCTGCACGTAGGTGCCGCCGGTGCGCAAGGTCCCGGCCACGGCCTTGGCCTCCTGCGCGCCGGTGTAGAAGGTGCCGACGCCGCCGTCCGCGATGAGGATGACCAACTGCCCCGTGACAGGGTCCTGCACGTAGGTGCCGCCGGTGCGCAAGGTCCCGGCCACGGCCTTGGCCTCCTGGGCGCCGGTGTAAAAGGTGCCGACGCCGCCGTCCGCGATGAGGATACTCAGTATCCCGGTGGAGTCCTTGACGAGCGTGCCGCCCACCCGCAGCGACCCCGCCGTTGCCTGCGCGTCCTGCGTGCCAAAGTAGTTGTGGCTGCCGTCCGGCACCGAGACGATGATGTTGTCCACGTTGACGTAGTTCAGCAGCGAGCCACCGAAGAACAGCCCCGCGGTCGCCTTCGCCGCCGTCTCCAGCGGGTCCAAGTGGTAGAGCCCCGCGCCGTTTTCGATGTTGCGGTAGGTGCCCGCAACCAGCGTGCCGCCGGTGCGCAACGTGCCCGCGATGGCCTTGGTGTCCTGGGTGACGCTCTGCCCGCCCGTGCTCACCAGGAGCGTGCCAGAGACCGCCTTGGCGCTGGCCATCGCCATGTAGAACTCCCGCGAGATAGCCGTCCCCGGGTAGGCGTCCACCGCCTTGACGGTCAGCGGGAACACGGTCTGCGCCAAGGTCGCACCCGCGCGCAGCGTTCCGGCTGTCGCCTTCGCAGCCGCGTCGGCCCCCGTCATCTGGAGGGTCGTCCCAGCCGCCGCAGCGCTTGTGTGGTACTCGATGGGCAAGGTCACGCGAATCGTGTCGCCGTGCAGGCTGCCCAGCGAGATGTCGCCCGTGATGCGCACCGTGTGCGGCTCAGGCACGTTGGCCGAGCACGCCCCGGTAATCAGCGGCATCGTGAACCAGTCGTAGCCGTACCGGCTCACGTCGGCCTCGAACTTGTCCAGCTTGGCCAGTGGGATGTCCACTTGGATGGACATGGCCCCGTGGCCGTCGGCCCAACGGCGCCGCTGCCGGACGCGCCCGGAGCGCATCGTCGTGCGTTGCACGCCCGACCGCCGCGAGAACTCGTAGCCCGCCTGGTTGGGGATGGGGAACCCTGCCGTGGTCCAGTCGTCGGCATCGACGTAGCCTTTGATGCGGGCCCGCCCGATGACGGAGCGCACCGCGCAACGCACCTCCGGCGTGCCGTGCAGCCACGGCTTGACCGCACCCACCACCCGCGAGACCGCCACCGCGGCGCCCGGCACCGGGACCCGGGCCGCGATGCGCGTGCGCCCGATGATGGGCGAGATGGTGACATGTGAGACGTAGGCGGTGGTGGCCATGAGGGGCGCCGGGTGCTGGTCAGCCGATGGTGAAGCTGGTGCCCTCGACCGGGGCGCCCATGACGATGTTGGTGGTGGACAGGACGCACGTGTCCGCCACCGGCGCGGTCCCGGCGGCGCAGGGGATGGTGTCCATCAGGGTCGTGCCTGCCGAGGTCTTGAGCCGGGCGTAACTGGCCGTCCCCGAGGCGTCCGCCGCGGCGTCCCGCGCCCCGAAGGTGATGGTCAGCGTCCCGGTGGTGGCGTTGACCGTGCCGCAGGGGTAGGTCAGGGGCAGCACGGAGAGCTGCACGTCGCTCGCGCTGTATATGAAGAGCGAGGCCGCGGCGCCACCGGCGTCGATGGCGGTCTTGACCGCGTTATGTGCCGCGGTCAACAACGTAGGCGTCAGGATGATAGCCATGTCTTACGCATAGACCTCTGGTTGGTGGACGTGGAGGTCCACAGAAACTGCGAATTCTTCCTGCGGCGTCACGGCCTGCACCACACACAGCACCGGGTCAGGACCCAGCAGTGGATGCTTCACTGTGACCGGGGCGCCAATGACCAGCACATGCCCTTCCAACTCCGTCTCCAGGTGGATAAGTCTGCGCCGGTAGACCAGTTGGTTCCAGCGCTGCTTCACGTAGGCCAGGGCCGTTGGGTAGTCGCGGCAGCCCCACAGGGTCACGGCCTCCGGGTTGACCGCCGCGGCGGGCCAGCAGACGTAAAGCGCGGCGTTGTCCCGCGGGTCCCGGTACTCACCCTCCACCCCATCCGGCTCTTCTCCATCGGAGAAAAGATAGGTCATGGTGAGGGACTTGATGTTGTCCTCGTTGAGCGCGAAGGTCCCGGTCGTGACGTTGGTGTCCTCGACGATGCTCACCACGGAGCCCAACAGCGTGGGCGCGGCGTGCTGCATCTGGAGGATGAGCCCGAGGGCCTCCCACAAGGTCGCCGGCTGGTCGAACACCGCGTCGAAGAACTTCACGTCGTTCCACTCCGAACCCAGCGTGTCCAGGGTGGCCGAGTCCAGTTCGGTCTCTGGCCGGCCACCGCCGTAACGCGGATTGGTGAAGGCGTCGCGGAAGGCCGCCGCCGGGTTGCGGGTGACCCACTTCGAGCCGTCCGCCAGCTCCAACTTGCGCGTGCAGTCCACCGAGAACCTGGAAAGTGCATCGGAGGCCAGGCCCTCACTGGCCCGGGCAATGACCGTGATGAGCGTGGTGTGCTCATAGGTCAGGTTGTTGGTGTCCGACAGGAATGGGTTGCGCATATTGCCGCGCAGCCCGACCCAGTAGACCGAGGACTCAGTGGTGGCCGGCCCCTTCGCCGTCTCACGCCGGGCCCAAACCCGGTGCCGCCCGTAGGGCACCTCCCAGGCGAGCGTCTGACGAATGACGCTGCGGGTGGCGGCCTCGAAGTGGTGGTAGTACTGCCCGCTTTGGGCCTGGACGTTGCCGTTCTCGTCCATCGACTCCGAGACGAACAAGACCCCGACACCCATCGCCACCAGGTCGCCCGTGGTGGTGTCGGTGGCGTAGAGCGCCGGCAGCGTCACGTCGCAGTAGATGATGTCCGTCAGGACCTCGTGCCCGCCCACGTTGAACGGGCCGATCTTGGTGCCTGGGCCTGTGTAGCTGCCGCTCACGTCCGAGAAGGACGAGTCGTAGGACAGCTCGATGGATGCCGAGGCGTTATCGACGGGCCAGTACCTACCCCCGGTAATCTGCCCGAACTTTGGCCCGGCACTCGTGCCCGCGATGCTGGTCGGGTCTTGCGTGAACAGCCCCACCTGATAGGTCCCGTCATTGGCGCCAGAGTTGGTGACGCGCATCCATAAGTCCGAGCCCGCCGGGGGACCCGCCATGTTGTAGGGCGCCTCACTGGCCAGGGAGAAGGACCCTTGGTTGCCGGAGTCGCCGTTGTAGAGCGTGCCAGTGCCGACGTAGGTCCGCGGCTCTGGTGCGGCCCCACCACCCACGATGGCAATCAACTCCTGGTCCGAGACCTCTGGAGACGTGTACATATTCTCCCGGAAGCCCGAGGCCCAGCCCAACGTGTCCTGGAGAACGCCGAACTGCTGGCCGTGGACCCACGGGCCCCAGATACGCATGTCGGCCATGACCCCGGGGGCTAGAGCCCAAACGGAGGTGTCCCCCACCAGCACGTCGTGGACCTCGTACTCGCCCATCCCAAGGCAGAAGAGCAGGGCCACGTACTCGTTGTTGGTAGAGAAGAACCGGTACGGACTGGACGCCAGGTCCGGCACGATGAGATTGCGCCCATAGGCCACAGGGATAGGCTGCCCGATGCGCGCCACGTTGGTGGGCGTGCCCAGCGTGTAGGTGGGTGAGGCCCCGGCCGAGTCTGTCGCGCTCGGGGTGTTCGGCTTGGACCCTTTCGGCCCAAAGAGTTTGTTGACGGCGAAGTTGAGCGCCGTCGAGACCACCATCCCAATAAGCGCCGGGGCGATGTAGTTGATGAACAACATCCCCAGGCCGACGATGGTGCCGGGATCCGCCGGGTTGATGGCCAGCACCACCACGTCGTCGTCACCCAGGGGCGTGTCGTAGTCGGCCACCGCGAAGCACTTGAGGTTGAGGCTTGCCACATGCGGCCCGCCGAACCCGTTCGGGTAGCGCTGCACCAGGAAGTCGATGAACGGCCCCGTGTGCTGGTACTCGGCCCGCTGGGATAGGTCCAGGGGGTTGTCTACGACGATTACCCGACCCATCGGTAGTACTCCACGGTTCGGTAGCCAATCGCCTTCAGGACCGCCTCCTTGGCCACCACCACGCCGTGGCGGCGGTTGGTGTGCAGGACGCCGAACGGCGTCACCACGCCGACGTGATGCAGTTTGGTGTGGGTGCTCAGGGCCGCCACGTCGCCAGGTCGGGGGTGTTCGACCCGCACCCAATCGCAGCCGTGGAACTCGCGGTCCATGACCCGTGCCACGCAGGCAGTAACAGCGGCGCCGTCTTCGGGAGAGGCCCAGTCCCCGGGATTCGGCCAACCCAAGAGCCGGTAGACCCGCAGCACCAGGCCCCAGCAGTCGTAGGCATCATCCGACCTCCCACCCCACACGAAAGGCTTGCCCAGTTCGCCGTTGACGATCTCACCCCAGTTGGCTGCCGCGTCGCCCATCATCGTCTCCGCAGACCGGGGAAGCGGTCCAGACGGTAGACCGCCGTCGGGAAGGCCCGGTTGATGATGTCGGCCTGGGTGGCGGTCGCCGTGACCGCCTCGTCCGAAATCGAGATCCCCGTCAGCCGGAACTCGGTGAACGGCGTTATCTGCGGATTGGGGTTGCCCAGGATGTAGATGGTGTGCAGGCACTTGATGGGCTGCGTCCCGTCCGTGATGGCCGCATCCAGAAAGGCTTTGGCCTCATCCTGGATGCCGCACCAGATGAGTGACATGTCCGAGCGCCCGGACTCGTCGCGCCCGGGCAACTTTACCTGCGTCGGCACCGGACGGTAGACCTGGAGGCCGGGGTTTGTGGTGGCGTTGCCGTAGCCGGTGAACTCTTCGGTGTGGTCGATGATGCGCAGCGTCCCGGCGTTGGGGTGCAAGATGACGAAGGCGTTTCGCCAGTCGACATCCACCTCGGAGGTGTAGCGCGCCTGCAAGTCGCCGGAGATGGCCATCGTCTACCGCCCCTGCCGGCGCATGCCGGCGTAGGACGCCTCGACCGCCTTGGGCAGCGAGGACCCGCCGCGGGCCACCCGCGAGGCCAGCGCCTGCTCAATGATGTCGATGGTCAAGGTCCCGCCCTCCTGCCGCACGTCCGCCGTCTGACCGGGCAGGGTGTTCACCACCACGTTCAGCGCGGCGCCCGACGAGGACACCCCCAACTTGCCGTCTGCGCCCCTGGAGAGGGGGAGCACGGCCTCGGGCCCGGCCTCGCCCAGGAGGCCCGTCCCAGCCGCGAAGGCGCGGTTGCCGGGGGACGACATCGGGAACAGCGTAGGCGTTGAGTAGACGCCGTGGGCGAGGCCCGTGCCCACCACGCCCCCGTCCGCATAGGCCGACTTCACCAGCGCCGTGATGGCGGTGCTGATCCAGGACGACTTGTCTGCGCTGTCGTTGGCCCCGAAGGCGCCGTTGATGAGCGTCGCCATGCCCTGCGCCAAGGGTTTGATGACCGTGAGTTGCACCACCATGTCCCGGAAGGACTTGACCAGCCGCTCCAGCACCTCGTTGAACCCGTCGCCGCTGTCGGCCATCGCGGTGAACGCCTGGGTCATAGCCCCGGCAATGTCGCCGGCCAGCGCGTCGATCTCTTGCTTTCGCAGGTCCTTCACGTCCCGGACGTACTTCTCCTGGAGCGCGAGCTTGCGGTCGTTGAGCGCTTCCAGGTTGGTGATTTCGGACTCGCCAAGGGCCTGCATAGCCGCGTCGCGTTCGGCGGCGAGCTTGGCCTCGCCTTCCAGGTTGCCCGCGCGGATGTCGGCGGTCCCGCGCTCGAACTTCTGGAGCGCCTTGCGTTCTTTCTCGGCTTCCAGGACCGCCCGCGTGTTGGCCTCCATCTCTTGCAGGAGCGCGTTATGCCGCTCCATCCCCGCGTTGACCTGGGCCTTCTTGCTGGGTCCATCAAGCGCGTTGCGCTGGGTCTCCAGGTCCAGGATCTCCGCCCGGATTTTCTTCTCCGCATCCGCGGCTTTCTGCCCCTCTGCCATGATGCGCTCCATCGCCTCCAGGCTGCCCCCACCGGCGCCCACCTCAGCCGCCATCCGCTCCTGCTCGTCGTCTATCCTGGACATGATGCTGGCGACCTTCTCCAAGGCGGCCTTGCGCGCGGAGATTTCAGCGTCCAGCAGAGAGATGCGTTCCCGCGTCTCAGCGGACATCGCCTTGGTGTCGTCCTTAGACGCCTGTTGCTGCACCTGGCGTGCCTTCTCAGCGGCGTTCACGCGCATCTGCGCGTCATAGTTCTCCCGGAGCATCCGCATCCGCTCCGCATGGACCGTGGCATCGTCCGCCGTGGGGTTCGCCAGTGCGTTGAAAGCGCCCTGGGTCTTGTTCACATTGGCCTGGTACTCGCGGAAGGCATCGTTCTGGTCCGCGATGGCGTTGCCCGCATCCTCGCCGTGGCGGGCTACCTGCGCGAGCCGGTCCACCAGCCCCTCGAACTTCTTGTTCAGGTCGTCGGTGTCCTTGTTGAGCTTTTCCATCTCCTTGCCCAGGCCGGAGAACGCCGCGATTGCGTTCTTGTTCGCTTCGGCCAGACCCTCCGCAGACGCTTCGCCCGTGCGCTGCGCTCCGACCAGTTTAGAAAGCGCCGTCTCCAACTCTTCGATTCGCAACCTAAGCGCGTTCGTCTCTTCGGCAGTGAACCCGAACATCCCGTTCCAGGTCCCGCCCATCCGCAAGGACTCCGCTGCGGACACCAACTCCGCGCGCTTGGCCTCGATAGCCTTGGCAATGCTGTCCCGTGCTACGGCGAGTTGCGCCCGGCTCAAAGTTGGCAGCTTCTCAGTCAACTCGTCGATGCCGTCAACGGTCTTCTGGACGCCCTCCGCCACCTTCTGCTGCGCCTCGTAGAAGGAGTATGCCGCGACCGCGGCCACCGCGAAGACGGCGGCGGCAGGCCCCCACGCGGCCCACGCGGCACGGGTCGCCGCGGTGTTGGCCACCCGGGCCGCGGTCTCCGCCTCCAACGCCGCAGCTACCGATGCCGTGCCAGCGGCCACCGCCGCCTGCGACGCCGCCAACGCGGCATTAGCAGCGGTAGCGGCGAGCGCCGCGGTGCGCCAAGCCGTGAAGGCGGAGACCAACCCAGCGGCCGGGCGTAGCAGGAGGAACCAAGCCGCAGCCAAGCCCCCCGTCACCTTCACCACATTGCCAATCGTGGACAGCCACACCGAGACGGCCCCCTGGTTGTCCGCGAGCGCCTGATTGAACGACTCCATACTGGCGGCGATGTCGGTGAAGAACTGCCCCACCGTGCCCGTGCCGACGGCTTGGAGCATGGTGTTGATCATCAGGTCCCATTGCGTCGAGATGCGGGCGCGCCCGTCGTCATTCCGCTTTACTATGGCATCGGCCTGATGCACTTCATCGCGCGCCGGCTACAAGAGATGTTCGTGGGCGTGCACACCATCTACATCATGCCTATTAAGCCAGAGGACACCGGCAGCGTGCGCAAGACGCCGAACCGAAACGTCCCGGTTCAGTTGTTCCCCATCATCCGCATCGTCTCGCGGCATTACCGGAAGGCGTAGAGCATGGCCACGATCACACGCGACATCGTCCAGCGTTTCACGGTCGAAGACCTGGTCACGCCCGCCATCAAGAAAATCGACAACGCCATCGCGGGGATGGACCGTGCGCTCAAGCAGCTTGGGGGCGACTACGACGCCTTGAGCCGCGAGTCGAAGAAGGTCTACAACGACCAGGTGCGCGGGATGAAGGCGTTCGACGATGCGGCGAAGTCCGCAGACAAAATCGTCAAGATGCAGCGCGACCTGGCCAAGATGACCGGGCTCACCGCCGACCAGCAGAAGGCGTACAACGCCCAAATCGAGAAGACCAAGCTCCTGCTCGCGGAAGAGTTGGCCCTCGGGCAGCGCAACGCACTGGAACGTCGCCGCTCGGTCTCCGGGGGAGGGGGTGGGGCCTCCTTGAGCGCGATGCCGACCGGTGGCGGGGACTCGCTTGCCAACGCCTTCACCAGTGCATCCAAGGCCGGCGACTCGCTCATCGGCACCATCAACAAGGTCTCGTTCCGCCTGTTCGTGCTGACCTTCGGCACCCAGCAGATGGGCGAACTCTTCCTGC